CTCCAACAATTTGTCAAATCAATTCCAAGACACCTCGCCAAAGAATCCGCTCCTCCATGCGACCATCTATGGCCAATACGAATCACCCATCCTCGTTCTCGCATATGTCGAATGTGCGAAACCATTCGCTCCATCAGTATGTAGAGCGAACAAGGAATATTAAAAACTCGTAACTTCTCCTCAAATTTCTGCCAAGTTTCTTCAACCCATTGTTTCCCAAAGTCCATAAAATTTTCATCTTTTGGCGGAACAACCCAAGGAATATTTGGTTCTTCTCCAGTACGAAGAAAACGAATAATAGCGGCTACCTCTTGTTCAAATGTATCAATTTTCTTTCCCTTTGGAGATACCTTTATCTCCACCGGATGACTAGAAGTTGGATGGATAGTGAATCTTTTTCCTTCACTATCTCCATTTGAGGCACCCATATACATATCCTTCAGAGAAGCAAACGACAATTTCCACAAATTCTTTTGGGTTAAATCCACTCGCATCTTTCGATACAAAAGATCTAACGCCTCATTAAGAAAGGCCAACGGTTCCCGGGGAAGTTGCAATATCTTTTCTCTCGACATCGTCGCAATTGCATTTGCCAGTTTTCTCGGATACAAATTTGCCATCGCTGCGACGACATGTGGATGTCCATTTGTCTTCCCACAGGCCCAATGAAACATCGATTCTCGTCTCAAAGCCATAGCCCGTAAAGAAGGAACACCCTCTGCCTCTCCCCAAACTTCTTGCATCATCGACCACGAAATATTCATAAACGCAAATTTATACTTCAAATACCTAAAATCTGCACGCCTTAGCGCATTCTTCACCTTCGGATCTAATGCGCACAAAAGCACCGAATCTGGCCATCGCGGTCGAAAGTTATCAGTTACTGGTTCTATGGGAGTCACAGTCGTTCCTTTTTGCATATTCGCACGAAAGTATTGCTCTTCTGACTGGACAGGCGCAGGATCAGCTGCGCCCATCTCAAAATCAAAAGTATTAATATAGGATGCTGTTTCTAAATATTGCTCTGTCAAAGTTTCACTCAAAGCAGTATATTTCAAACCCTCTGTTTTTGGACCTATCCCCATTATTGTTATCTTACACCCACACGTCTCCGAGTGCTCACACTTACTATTAGAAAACTCTATCTTAAAGTTCTTTCTCATATTATAACCCCTTGTCAATTTTTTTACTGGGGTCTTATCTAAATAAGGTGCTTCTCGTACTATCCGCTGCAAAACGAGATCACCTGTTCTCGGAGTAGCGAGAGGATAATGAATAATGGCGACTGAAAACTTACCAGTAAAT